GACAGATTCAATCTGTGCTAGAGTACGTAATAAAAAACAACAAACCTTTGCTTATTATAGGCGATTTAGAACAAGGTGTTTTATCCGCTCTAGCTATGAATAAAATGAAAGGCAACATTAAAGTGAATGTTATTGATGCTCCAACGTTTGGAATAAACAAGCAACAAATGCTTCAGGACCTTTCATTACTTACTGGTGCTACTATTATAAATGAAGACTTAGGTGATGACATGGAAATGATACAGCCTGAGCATTTAGGTAGTTGTGTTAAGAGTGTTACATCACACGAAGATACAATACTACAAGTAGAAGAATCACCAAAAGAAGTTATAGACGTTATAAATGAAATTAAGTCTAAGCTTTTGAAAGAAAAAAATCCTAATAAGCTTATAAAGCTTGAAAAAAGATTAGCCATGCTGTCTGCTAAAATAGCAATAGTTAAAGTAGGTGCTAATTCAGAAATAGAATTAAAAGAAAAAACAGATAGGGTAGAAGATGCTATCTGTGCTACTAAAGCTGCTATCAAAGAAGGGATTGTTCCTGGTGGTGGTATTGCTCTATTAAACGCTGCAACAAATATAACAGCTAAGTCACTAGGTGAAGCGGTTTTATTAGAAGCTATTAAAGCGCCTTTTGAAACTATACTTGAAAACGCAGGTGTTCAGGATGTTGAAACACCTACTAGAAAAGGACAAGGCTACAATGTGGTTACAGGAAAAATGGTAAATATGATTAAGTCGGGTATTATAGATCCACTACTAGTCACCAAGAGCGCTCTTCAAAATGCAGCTTCTGTAGCAACAACAATATTATCTACTGATTGTGTAATTAATAATTTAAGAATTGATGAAAGCAATAGGTAGAAACTTAATAATAAACAAAGCAAAAGAAGGGACTACTAAAACAACTGGTGGTCTTTTACTTGCTGAGAGCCAAAGAGACGATATACGTTATGTTCAGGCTACAGTAGTTTCTGCAGGAGACGAAGTAGCAGGTGTCAAACCAAATGATGTAATATACTTTGATCGTCACGCTGGCCACAAAATAGAAGTTGATAAAGAATCTTATCACGTTATAAAATCAGGTGACATAGTCGTTGTATTATGAGATTAGACGCTAGTGACATTAGAGAGCTAAACCTCTTGAAACACTACCGCATTATAAGAAAATGGGCTTGTCGTAACAATGATTTAAACGATGCAGATCTAGAACTTCTTATATACCTTGATTGTATGGAGTTTTTTACTAAGAAAGACTTTGAGATGGGTGTTTATTCTTATAGCTGGGATAATCGCAGATGGAATAGACTATTGAAGCAAGACTGGATTAAAGTCTGGAGACATAGAAACAGAACCACTCAAAAATACCATATATATAAAGTATCATTTAAGGGCAAGCAACTTATAAGTAGAATATACAGAATAATGCTTGGTGAAGAAGATATAAACACAGGTAGACGAAACAAGATAATTAATGGCAAGACATATACTGACAAGGTTATGACTAAAGCTATTTATAACGTAAATAAAGATAAAAATAGATGAGTAATAGTCCGGTAAATTTTGGAGGTGCTATAGCAAGAGCGTCGGGTGTTTTAGGTTCTAGAACAAGTGGAGGTAGGCTAAATGCACTGCAGGGTCTAATTGGTAGTAGTAGAAATGCTAACAATATAGACGAATACATGAGCTCGTTTAGTCAAAAAAACCCAATGCCAAAAAGCAGTATTGAGACTTCAAGTGTTACTGAACAATTAAACCCTGGCACTATACAAGCACCAAGACCCATTATAAACACGGGCTATAGACAAGACTTTGAGAAACTACAAAATAAATTAACAAATACTGTTCCATCTAACTCTTTAGTTCAACCTGAAGCTAAGGTGCCAGCGGTGGCAAGTTTAGAAACAAAACAACCCGCTATAAACACAGGTTATAGACAAGATTTTGATAATTTACAAAATGAATTAACAAATGTGCCACCGCAACCTAGTTCCTTAGTTCAACCTTTTACTCAACCAGTACAACAAAGTGCTAATCAAATATTCGGTGATTTATTTGCAAGACAAAATGCAGTAGGAGCACCAATGATGTTTAAAATAAATAAATAAATAAATAAATTATGCATAAAACAGATCCAAATTACGATAAAACAATGGCATCTAAAAACACCCACGGTGTTGTTGGAGAAAATGCTATTTGGGACGGACCATTAGATCAGACTGGAAGACCTCACGGAGTTGGTTCTAGTTCTGGCATAAAAGGCATGCAAGTGCTTAAAGCTAAAAGCTACTACAAAGGAATGCCAATTACTGAATGCGCTAAAGGATATAAATAATGTATACATCACCATTTTTAAAAAAAGACGATTTTCCTGAAATAAAGGAAAAAAATAAAGGAAAATTTACAGCTTGGGCTAAAAAGAACGGTTTTAAAGACGCTTGTTCTGCTGCTGATGCCGTAATGTCAAAAAAAGACAAATACAGCGAAGAAGTTGTTAAAATGGCTAACTATGCCAAAAACTTTGGTTGTTCAAGAAAATAAGTTATGACACGGTTTAGAGACGGATTTATGAAAGCTTCACCTGTAAAACAAATAGCAGGAGACAGAGCTGAAAGATTAAGAAAAAGAGCTCAACGCAAATCAGAAAGATCAGGTGAAACAGGCGGTTATAATTATTCAGATCCTAAAGTAGTAAAGTTACTAGATAAAGCTAAAAAAATAGAAAATAAAAACTTTATTAAATCAACAGGGGCAAAAAAAGGTTCAAAAAGAAAAGGATCTAGATACGGCGAAGATGCTAGAGTGTCTGCTTCATACGATAGACCCGACACAGATACCAGTCCCTTGAATGCTGTAACAGCTACTCAAGATATATCATCTGATATGTATTATCAACCTAGAAAGGAAATGGATTATTCAACAATGGTTGAAGCAGCCGGAAAACTTGGTGCAAAGAAAAAAGCTTCTAGCACCACATCGTCATCAGACCCAGCACAAGATCATTCAAAAAAAATAATAAATGAAATGAATCAAATAAGTGCTACAAATGATAAAAACGAAAAGTGGTTCAAGGATAATACTAAAAAAGTGTGGGATAGAGAACACGGCTACGTAAGGGTTGATGCAAATGGAAATATTTATAATCCATTTGGTCAAGGAGAAGCGTTTAGCGTAAGAACATACCCTATTATTGGAAATACAAATAAAGATCTTAAGGATTTTGATCCAACAAAAACACTTTCAATAATGGATATTAAAGATTTAAAAGATAATAAAGAAAAACCAACATTTAAAGGAAGTTAAAATGGGATATCAAAAAGGACATTGGGGTGAATATAGCGGAAACGCAAAATGGTCAAGAGACCACGCCCACACAAGAGTTACAAGCAAAAATTATGATGATGCGGTAAAAGATGATGCTGCACATATTGACTATTTAAAGCGAGACGTGCTTTATGATGATCACCACGGTCATAGTGACGAAAAAATGACTGCAGATGAAAAACATATTTCTAAATTGGCAGGTGATATGAAATATGATAAAAAGCATCACGGTTCACCAATGCATACACATCACCCTGATCCACCAAGAAAAAAAGTAATATCTTTAGCTGAAAAAGAATACGAACAAGAACTAAGAAGAGAAAAAAGAATGCCAGGTTTTGCTGAAAAACCAGAAGGAGGCATAAAAACTGTAGCAGCGGAAAATAGAAGAAAAGCTATAGACAAAATATCTAAACCAAAAGCAAAAGTTAAAATTAAAAAATAAAAAACACCACAGTTAAACTTAAAAAATAATATTATGCCAGGTAAAAGAAAAAAAGTAACTTTCGTAAAATCAGAACCGGCTGGACCTGATGGATTCAGAAAAGTGACAAAAGTAAAAAAAATGAGTGAAAAAAGAGCTAAAAAGAAAGAAGCTAAAGGTCAAGGAAAAATGTTTAAAAACTATTCAACTGATGTTGTAAGAGCAATTGTTTCAGCAAGCGATAGTAGTCTTAACATGGGATATGGAAAAGGTCCTCACATGGAATCTGCAAAACAAGAAAAATACAACTTAATGCATGACAACCCAGTGGCTAAACACGCTAGTGGAGGATCATGGATGTCAAAGCATTCAAAGTCTGCTTTACATATGGGACATAGTCCTTTAGAAAAACATAAAGAAGGACATACAGAACCAACAACACTGCAAAAAATTAGAAACTTTGTAGAACCAGGTTTATCTAAAAACCAGAGCGGCAACAGCAGACAACAAATGTTTGATTATGACGGAGATGGTGACACTGTGTTTAACGACAGTAATAGAGATGGTACAATGCTTAGTAGAGGTCTTAAAAAAGTAGGCAAGGCAATTTATAATGATATATTTGCAGGAGGATCTGAAGAAAAAAGAAAAACTCGCGCAGACAGAGGCGGGGAATAACTAGAAGTAACCTTAGGATAAAACAAACAGTAGGGATCTGTAAAACCCAGCCAAACACTAACACTAACACTAACACTAACACTAACAAAAAATGGCAAATTTTTTAAAAGTAAATGCAGGACCTGTAGCGTCTGATGGCATTGAAACATTAATACCGATCAATAAAATAGCAGCTCTTGAGTCTGTGACTAATGCAGTAAACGTTACGACTGCAGTTATAAAGACGGATTCTTCCGCTACTTCATTGTATACAATCAAAGTACCTGGAGTAACAGGTGGAGCAGGAGGCGGAGCTACGTCAGCATCAAGAGAAAAAGATTTTAGAGACGTGTTTAATGCAGCTTTAACAGCAAATCCAGGAGGCGTAGTATCTACATTAGGTGCTGTACCCGCTTTATTGCAAGTACCAGCTGCTCAATCAGGAGAGCAAGGAAAAATCCTTATTACTCAACCTGCAACTTGGGCTGAATACACAACTTGTATTTACACTCCGTAAATTATGAAATCAACAGGTTTAGGAGACAGCGTAGAGAAGTTTACTAAAGCTACTGGTATCAAAAAAGTAGTAGACACAATGAGCAAGGGACTAAACATCCCTTGCGGTTGTGCTGCTAGAAAAGGAGCATTAAATAAAATGTTTCCATATAAAAAATAACTATGGCTTTTAAACTCAATAATCCTCCGTATAAAATAAATAATACTCCAATATATAGTGTAGATATGGAAGACGGGGTTATGGGCAAAGCTAATAATAATGGTACCATTATTATAAATAAAGATGTAGATCCTTCAAAAACTCAAGACGTTATAGACCATGAAATGGTTCATATAGATCAAATGAAACGTGGTGATCTTGATTATGATAATGAAAACGTTTACTGGAAAGGCAAAAAATACCCTAGAAGTAAAATGAAAGAAGGAGCAAAAAACCTACCTTGGGAAGCCGAGGCTTATAGAAATGCCTAAAAAGAAATTTAAAGATACAACTGTTGGAAAGCTTTTATTCGGAGCTGCATCAGTTATAAATCCTACACTGGGGAATGTACTCCAAGGTGTGATGTCACCACAAGAAGCAATTGCTGAAATAACTAAAGCAGATGTTTCTAATGATGACAAAATAAAATTACAACAATTAATATACGAACAGCAGAATAAAGAAATAGAAGCCATAACAACTCGTTGGCAAGCAGATTCAATGTCTGACTCTTGGCTTTCAAAAAATGTACGACCACTAGTTTTAGTGTGGTGTATTACTATTTTCTCGCTAGCTGGTATATTAGACAGTGTTGAAACTATACCATTTGAAATAAATTCACTATGGAACGACACTTTTGAAAAAGTAATGATGGCTGTGGTCTTAGCTTATTTCGGCGGACGCACAACAGAAAAAGCAACAAATATATTTAAAAAATAAAAAATAAAAAAATGGGAAGTTATATATCAAGTTTAAATAATTTTGCTACTCAAGGAATAGCATTCGTTACGAGCGTAATACAAGACGGGGTGGGTTTAACTAAAACTACTGATACATCTGCTGGTCTTACTCCAGGTTTAGCAGCAAATGATACTACAGTTTTTCCAAGCGGTGGAAGTTTACTTACTGCAATGCAAGGTGCTGGTATAGCAACTTATGATACTCCAACAGCAACTTGGCATCAAGATGTATATGCTTTTCATATGTCAACTACAGGTGGCGGGGCTGTAAATAAGGTTTCTGCAATAGTTTTAGATTCTTCTAAGGCCGCAAAAATTAATCAAGATATAACAGGGCTTACCATTCAATTTGACACTGATGCCTTGGTAGCAGGTATAGGTGAACCCGGAGGAGCTGGCACCGCAAGCGGAGCGGTGACGCTGACGCTGCAAGCAGCCCCCCAAGTTGTATATCCTGATTCTACTAAATTCTGGAACAATGAATGTGTTTCTGTTTACGCAGGAGGCGCTGCTGGAAACCTAGTAGGAGTATTAGCTAATGATGTTGGACCTATAACAATATCTACTAGTGGCGGAGCAGGTTTTTTAGAATTTGCTTTTAAATCTATAGATTCAACCTCAACAACATCAGCAAACTTAATACTAATTCAATAGCAAGTAGATTTCAAAAAACAAGTGTAACTATATAACTATAAAACAATTAAATTAAATTAAATCAAATGGCAAAAATTACAGAAGAACAACTTGAAAAAGTTGTAGAACAAAATAAAGAACTAGAAGACACTGTTCTTGAAATAGGTATTTTAGAAAGCAAAAAACACGCGCTACTTCACAAAGTGGCTGACGTTAATAAAGTTTTAGAAGAATCTAAAAAAGAACTTGAAGAACAATACGGTAAAATATCTATAGATCTTAAAACCGGTGAATATACTGAAATAACTGAAGAGGCGTAATGGATTCAGTTATAAGAAAAATCAGTATAGGTTCTGATTACAAAAACGACGCTATGCACTACTCTGTAGGGCAGCAAGTTTATGGAGGTCACGAAATAGCTTATATTTTATTTGATGAAACTGATGGATCTTATAATATTCATATAAAGAAAAACAACGAGGTATTGCCGTGGAAGAAGTTTAATTCTAATATGGCTGTATCTGTTGAGTATGATTTAGAATATTAATGAAAAGCTTATATGATTTTATTGTCAAACCTGTTGGTGATAAATATAAAAACACAATTAAAATAGCGGGTAAAGACGTTGTTATCAATACTAAAATTGAAAACTGGAAGTTTGTAAACCGCTTAGCTGAAGTCATTGAAACGCCATTAGCCTTTAAATCAGGCATTAAAAAAGGTGATACAGTAGTTATACACCAGAACGTATTTAGAACCTTTTATGACATGAAAGGTAAAAAAAAGAAAAGCAGATCTTATTTTGAAAATGATTTGTATTTTTGTAGCCTTGACCAGGTTTATTTATATAAAAATAAAAACGGTTGGAACACTGTTGGTGACAGATGTTTTATAACACCTATAAAAAGTAATGATTCTCTAACGCTTGATAAAGAGCGTAAGCTTGTTGGTATATTAAAATATGGCAATAAGTCCTTAGAAGCACTAGAAATAAACCCAGGAGACCTAGTTGGCTATACGCCTAATGGTGAATGGGAATTTTTAGTTGAAGGAAAAAGACTTTACTGTATGAAATCTAATGATATTGTAATTAAGTATGAACACCAAGGAAACGAAGAAGAATATAATCCAAGCTGGGCAGCGAGCAGTTGAGGAGTTAATCAAAGTAGCTAAAGAAGCTATTGTTGATTCAGATGATGATATATCGGCTGACAGACTCAAGAACGCAGCGGCCACAAAAAAGCTAGCCATATTCGATGCCTTTGAAATACTTAATCGCATTGAAGAAGAAGAAAACTTATTAAACGAAAAACCTAAAGAAGTTAAAGAAGAGAGAACTTTTAAAGGTTTTGCTGAAGGTAGATCTAAGAAATAATGTACAAACAAACGTTATACAAAATATTAAAAGATCATATAAAGCCTAAAGTTTTAAAACGTATGAACCGCTACAAAAAATGGGAGTACGGTTATAACAAAGAGCATGATATTGTAGTGATAAGTAAAGACGGTACAATAGGTGATATATACGAAATACAAAACTTAAAAATAGCTTTACCTAAAGTTAAAGAAGTACATAAGTTCGAAACGGATAAATGGGAATATACAGAATATCCTAAAGTGTTAAAAAAAATAAAGTCTGTATTTGATTGGGAAGAATATCCTTTAGACTTTAAAGAAAAATGGTATGATTACATCGATAATGAATTTACTAGAAGAGAAAAAGGCTTTTGGTTTTACAACAAAGGCGTTTCTACTTATATCACTGGCACTCATTATATGTACTTGCAGTGGAGTAAAATTGATGTCGGTCAACCAGACTTTCGCGAAGCAAACAGGTTATTTTACATCTTTTGGGAGGCTTGTAAGGCCGATGCCCGTTGTTATGGATTGTGCTACCTTAAGAATAGACGATCTGGATTTTCATTTATGGCATCAGGCGAGGTGGTTAACCTGGCAACCATATCCTCTGACTCTAGATATGGAATACTATCGAAGAGTGGACCAGATGCGAAGAAGATGTT